AACAGCGGTCGGTATCGCAATCTTTGCTGCGTATCAAAAATTTGAGACTTTCAGATCAGGTGTAAATATGATAATGAACGCAGTTATCGGCTATGTAAACGGTCTAATTTCGGCGCTCTATATGCTTTACAACGCGGTAGCAATGGTGATAAACGCAATACCAGGTCTAGATAACATTGCTACAAAAGTTGCGCCACAAATACCAACAATTGGCGGTACAAGTAGTCCCCCAGTATCGGGTGGCGGTTTTGGGCGCGAAGGTGGGACAGGTTCAATTGGTGGCGTTACTTTGCCAAATCCTGCCACTCTTCCAATTCTGATGCCAGCAGTGCCAAGCGCTGGTGGTGGCGGTGGTGGCGGTGGCGGTGGCGGTGGCAGAGTAGACATTATGCCGATACCTGATTACCGAGACCCAGGGACAGGCGATCTAGACAACCCGTTTGTGCGCAGAGGTGGCGGAGACATAACAATTAATGTCACTGGAGGACTAGCAACTTCAGCAGAGATCGGCGAATCAGTCGTGAACAGTTTGCTTGCCTATCAGCGTGTATCAGGACCACTCGACTTACAGATAGCGATCTAATGCCAGGCGTTGCAGTAGTTGACTCTGGGAATTATTCGCTAGAGATAGATACAGGTTTTTTACTTGACGCTTTTACTTTGGACTCGGCAACTAAGGGACTATTAAACGGTACGCAATATGTGCTTGACGGCACAACCGAGTTTGCAGAGGTTTTAGACGGAGTTAATTCTTTGACGTGTCGACGCGGTAGGCGCGATATGGGCGACCAGTTCGGCGCTGGTTCTTTGTCTTTTACCATGCTGGATACGACGGGCGTTTTTAATCCACTTAATCAGGACAGTCCATTTTTTGACACTGCTAACGATCAGCCAGGACTTGCACCTATGCGCCGAGTCAGACTTTCACGTTACGACGCGAACGACGTACAAGAGTATTTATTTGTGGGGAGGGTCGTTAATTATGACTACAACTTTGCTCTTGGCGGTCTTGACACAGTTACAGTTTTTTGTGCCGACGATTTTTATTTACTATCTCAGACCGATCTAGCTGAGTTCAATGTCAGCGAGCAACTTTCGAGCGCTCGACTTAGCGCGGTACTAGATAGACCAGAAATTAATTTTCCAGTTGCAGAGCGCAACATATCTACAGGCACGCAAACACTTGGCGGAGCAGCTGCTTTTACAATAGACAACGGAACTAACGCGCTTGCCTACTGCAATCAAATCAACGTTGCAGAGCAGGGCAGGCTATTTATGGCGCGCAACGGCTACATAACATTTCAGCCCCGAATCGGTAACACTCTTTCGGCTCCAGTTGCAGACTTTCACGATGACGGCACAAATTTTTCTTACAACGGGGTAGGCATATCTTTTGAAGCGAACCAGGTTATTAATCGAGCGAGCGTGACAATTCTTGGCAGTAACAGTCCACAAGTCGCCGAGGATTTAGCAAGTCAAGCGGTCTATTTCATTCAGACGGACTCGATCACAAATAGCCTGCTGCATAGCACGGGGGCGGCTCTGACACTTTCGGAGTATCTATTAGTGCCCCAACCAAGCGCTCGATATACGTCAGTTCAGACTGAGTTTCTTATGTTGACCGTGCCACAACGCGATTTGCTTGCCACAGTCGATATAGGCACGACGATCACGGTAGAGAAAACGTTTACAACGTCTGGCAACTCCACAACAGAATTAGCTCAAGAACTAGCTATAGAGGGCATTGAGCATCGCATAGACGTAAACAGGGGACACTCGGTCACTTACTGGACGAGTCCTACGACGGTTGTTTATCAGTTCATTGTTTCGGACGCGATTTACGGGATACTTAACGCCGACAATGTTTTAGGGTAATCTAAGGAGAGTTATGGCAAATACACAGACAACAGTTCCAACATTTATTCCAGGTCAAGTTCTGGAGGCTTCACAATTAGTTAACAGTGCAGCTACAGGCGTACCAGTGTTTGCGACAACAGTTACTCGAGACGCAGGTTTTGGCGGTGCAGGTGAAAAAGCGCTTGCAGAGGGTCAGTTGTGTTATCTCGAATCTACAAATGTTGTTCAGTATTACGACGGTGCAGCCTGGGCGACTCTTGCTCCAGCTCCAGCAGTCTCAAGCGGTTTAACTTTGATACAGTCAACAACTTTTTCAGCAGCTGCCAGTTTGGCTATGACTAATGTTTTTAGCGCAACTTATAGAAATTATTTAGTAATTGTGAACAAACTTTTGCAATCTACTAACGCGGGTAGTGTAAGAGTAAATTTAGGCACAAGCGGCACAGCAGATACTAGCGGTGTTTATGATTATCAAATATCTGGTAATAGTTCTGCAAGTGGCACTGTCAGCGATGGCGCAACAGCTCAAACGAGATTTGATATGTTAGGAAGTTTTATCGGTTCAAATGACCCGTCAACTATGAACATAGTTTTTTATAATCCCAATTTGGCAGAACGAACTGGAATGACCGCACAGAATTACGGTAACCAAAACGCGGGGCAAAAAATGACAACTGATGGCGGTTGCATTAAAACCAATACACAATACACAGATTTTTTTATTGCAACGACTGGCGTTCCGACTTTTACAGCTGTAATAAGCGTGTACGGATTAGCAAATTAGGACATTATGACTACACCACAAATTATTATTTACGATTGCATTACAGGCGAAACTATTACACGCGATTTTAACGCCGACGAACTTGCACAACTTGAAGCCGATACAGCACAGGCAGACAAAGACGCTAAAGCAAAAGCTAAAGCCGAAAAAGCATTAGCAGACAAACGGCAAACAATTCTTGACAGGCTCGGCTTGACGGCAGACGAATTTCAAACATTGATTAAATAACTATGGACTCGACTAAACAAATTGCCGACCAAACATTAAAAGGCGGCATTCAAGGCGTGATCTGTTATTTTTTGTGGAAATCCAAACTTGATCGCGAACTGATATTTATGCTTATGCCAATTAGCGCAACAGTGTTGGCATGGATTAGCACCAAGATCGGCGATCCTGATCTAGCGTGTTTATTTATACAAGACAAAAACAAGAAAAAAAAGAAATAAAACCATACACAATTAACGCTGCTCCAGTCGTAGCAAAACCATTGCTAGGCATGGACGCATGGCTAAGTCGAGCAGTGTTTCATTCCGATAAATCGCTTTGGAATCTCGGAAGCTGGGTTTTGCGCGACGTACGCGGAAAGCCTGGAATCGTGTCTAACCATTCAAAAGGCGTAGCAGTTGACTTGTCCTATAGGTGGCAATCCGAAAAAAAACGCGGACGGCAAGACGGTCGCAAAATATCGCTTGCGTTTATAAATAAATGTTTAGAAAACGCCGACACGCTTGGCATAGAGCTAGTCATTGATTACGCAAAACGCAGGTCGTGGCGTTGTGATCGTGCTACATGGAAAGCTTTTGATTGCGAGCAGGGAGATTGGTGGCACGTCGAAGTGAACTCGGTTATTTGTAACAGTCCAGAACTTGCTCAACAGGCTTGGAATAGGGTCTTTGGGCTAATTCCACAAGTGGTCGTCAAACCCGTGTAAAGTAGTTCTTGACCGAGAAAGTCGAGGGCTTATGCCATTCATCATCAAAACAGTTATCGCGTTTGCGTTATTCACGATCGGGTATGCAGGAAATATCCTGATTGGTGAGTTACCGCTAGAAGCGAACCCACCTGCTACAGCTCGCTACGGCTCTTACCAGTCGTTTACAGCGATGCAGAAAGACATTTACCTATATGTGCCACCAAGCACAACTACAACGCTCCCAGAGCCCGTATATCAGCATGGCGATTGCTCGTGGCTCCCAGCAATGGCACTGAAAGCAGGTTGGCAAACCGACCAGCTTGACAAACTGGAGGAGGTTGCAAGACGCGAAGCTGGTTGCTGCCCGAATAGGCGCGGAGGAGACATAGTCGACAAAGACTGCATAATTACAGGCGTATCGGAATACTCGCACAGATCAGACACTGGCACGCTTCAAATTAATTCTGTGAATTTTGATATTAAACGCAACCCGTACGCGCCAATATGTTTACAAATGGGCATATGCACACAAGAACCATTGCTTGACCCATACACAAATCTAAAAGCAGGCAAACTACTATTTGACTACTGGCAAAAAACAGCTGGAGACGGCTGGATACCCTGGGACATATGCAACCGCACAAAAACCTGCAAATAAAACCCGTTGAAAAAATGGCAATTTTCTTACTGTGCTACATGGTTACGATAAGAATACTTTGCATGATATTTCTAGATTAAATTAACTACAAAAGAAAAGAGAGAAAATGACCGAGAACGAATATGACGAAATCTTTGATATGCGAATGGAAAAAGAACACCAACAAACGATGCAGCGAATAAAAGAATTTCGTTTGATTGGCGAACAGATCAGCAAAATGCCAGCCACATCGCCAAAAGTTTTAGAAATTGAAGTGCGCTATCTCATGGGCATTATCAGCGAACTAGAAGCACGAGTAAAAGACTTGGAGTCAGAAGCACGTCGACTTGAACTGTTATTGACCCGTGCAAACTGAAGCAGTAACAATTCAGCTCACAGCCGAGGACGTGCAAGATTGCACAGATTTTGCTACAGAATTAGAACGCACTTGCTTGGAAAATGGTTACAAACAAAAGTACGGGCAATTTAGTAAAGAGCAAAAATTTAAGCATTCTTTGCAGGGCTATCTCGGTGAGCGAGCAGTCGGAAAATACTTTAATTATGAGACCGTTTACACGCCATATAACTTAACTATTCCAGACGTGCTCGGCTAC